ATGGAATGCTTTTTTACCACTCTTGATTTTCTTAATATCACTTGATATAATTACATCCCACTCACTTACACCATTTATTGTTATATCAAACTTAACATAAATGACCGCACCTTCAATAGCATCAGCAAAGATCGAATTAATATCTAGTCCACCAGAAACGCTTTGGTCTCGTATGAATTTTTCGCATTCATACATCACCTCATTTAATGTTGGTTTCTTTTTAGATTTCAGATAATCATTTTTACTTATAAAGGATGCTACACTTGATAAATTAAAACTGCGTTCATCTTCTCCAACTGTGCTTTCTTTAATTAAACTTGGACTCATAAATCCAACTGCCTTCAGTGGACCAATAAGTGTACTATTCTCAGAAAGAATCTTTAGCACATTATATTCTTTTGTCTTTTTCCATTTCTTCACTTTGGCGGGATCTTTTTCTAAAAGATCTAAGATGTCTTTTGGCTTAACAACGTTCGTTGTCTCACCAGATTTGGCAGAAATGATATACTTTTTAGATCCCTCATATATCGCGTAATCCATTAATGGTTCATTTGGTCGAAGTGGAACTTCAACAGTCATTCTATCTGAAATGCGAATATTTTTAGGTTTAAACAAATGCAGGTAATGTACTGCAATTGGACCAATCACCTCACCAAAATCTTTCTTAATATCATTTAACGGCAGATTAGATTCAACTTTTTTATACACTGAACTAATCTGCTGATCTTTTATTTTACCCATTGAATGGTCAACAAGAGCATTTAGATAAGTCTTGATATCAACAGATAAGTCTTTTCTCTCACCAATATTATCTTTAATTAATTTTGCATATTTTACAATTGGATATTTGATCTTGTCTGAAACTCCAAATGCTTGCGGTTTCAGACTTGCAGCACCAGAAGATTTAACTCCAGGTTTAGCAATATTATCAAAGGGAACTCTGACTAAAACATATGAGTTCCCTTTCTTTGTTCTTACGATTGCTTTACTATCATACGCGGTTGCCTTCATATAGACAACTTCTGCGCCATTTGAGAGTTTATAACTTAACTTTGCTTTTGTTTGAACATCAAATACTTCAGAGTCCTTTTTCAAGCGCGTTTCAATGTCGCCCTTTCCTCTAAAATATTTTTGCCACGCTGCAGCACCACTAGTTGCCATTGTTCTTATAAACCTTTTTAAGAAACTTTTTCCAGATCTTTGGATCTTGATTTCGAAATGTTCTACGATACATAAAGATGGCTTCACATTCTCTCCAGCCAATCTTATGTGCCTTTCTCAATTTATTTATGTCTAGTTTCTCAGCCTGAGTTTCATATGCATGAGCATCTAACTCATCTGGATTCCCATAGTACATCGCTTCCATTTTATTTTGTTTCGGTTTCGGTTCATAAGGCTTCTGCAAAAGAAACGGTCTTTGTTTCTGTTGATGCTTATGGCGATATTCATGGTGGATGGCTCGAATGATCTTCACAGCCAGATTTTTTGCGCCCTTTTCAGTTATGATGGCTTTTTTGAAATCTTTTGGGAAATTCAATTGAATGTAGATGTGTTCTGAAATTATATCTGAGATTTTATTGCAGTAATGACCATTAACAATCACGTTATGATCGTCATAATATTCTGAGTCAAATCGCTCAGATGAAAAGCAAACAATATAAGGCTTGAATGCTTTGTTTAATTGGCGAATGATGGTAGGTATATGCTTTGCTCCGACCCAATTTTTAGCAAGAGCATACACTTTCTTCTCGATTTTTTGTAGTTTCATTACACTTTCAGATTTTTGAACTTGTCTGTACTACGACCACGATCAAAGACTGGCTTTGATTCGTTTTCCTGCATCACAGCATCTTGGGCTTTCTGCTCAAGATCATAAAGTTTCATCTTTGCGCGATCAATGCCAACCGTGAATCTCTTATGAAGATTCGGATCATTATAACGATTCTTCAACTGTTTCACAAGGATCTGATTCAACTGTTGTAGTTCTTCAGTGCTTACCAACGCAAACATAAAGTCAGCAGTGGCTGGCAAACCAAACGACTCAGAAGTATCTTCAAGTCCAGGATCAGAGTTACTAAATCCTGAGCGAGTTGTCTGAGTAGCTGAAACAATAGGTACGTTGTTCTCAACCGCGAGTCCACGAAGTTCCTCAGCGATCGCTTTAATGTATGTGTACGAGTTGACATTCGCACCTGCCTTAATTCTCGAAGATGCACAAATATTTAGATAGTCGATGAAAATAATATCTGGGCGGAAGTTCTTCTTCAATGCAAGATCGTTAATCAATGCGCGGAAGTGTGCAGGATTGGCAGAGGCAGTTGGATATTCTTTAATAATCAATTTGCCCTTGACCCTTTCCTTCAATTTACCCATGCGCTTCTCATACATGTCTTTCGGCATGTTCATGAGATCGTCAAGAGAGACGTTGAGAAGATTCGCATCAATACGTTCAGCGATCTTCTCTTCAGCCATTTCTAGAGTAATGTAGAGGACATTATAGTTTTGGACCAAGCAACTAGCAGCCACATGGCACATGAAAAGAGACTTGCCGACGCCAGTACCTGCAAGAGCAATGTTAAGGGTCTTTTGCGGCAATCCACCTTTAGTGATCTTGTTGAAATACTCAAGATCGAAGGGGATTCGTTTCTCGATGCGATGATAGAAATCATACCGATCAGCGTAATTATCCAAAAAGTCGTGACCAATATGAGGATCGAAACTAACCCCCAGAGCATCAGACAAAAGAGTAGGAATTAGAAGTTCGAGTGACTTATTTAACTCAACCTCAGTGAGTTTAGTCGACTCCTGAAGAGCAATCTCCATCGCTGCAATCGGTGGAAGACTGTTGTACTTCAGAATGAACTCTTTTATTTCCTCGAATACTTTTCTTTCGTGGCTTTCGGTCAGATACTCCTTCTTCAAGAACGGGAGTGACTTCCTCATGAATGCCTCGTTCCGAATCAGATTCGACAAGATCAAGTTTTCCGTTTTCATTCGATTCCTTTTCGTAGTTCTCAATAGCCGAATAAAGTATATTACGCATCACGTTAGAAGTAAAGCGCACAAAACTATTAGACTTCACATCACAATTATTCAGATTGGAGATAATGTCATAATCAAATGTCAATTGACCATCATCTCCAACTTTCACGTTATTAAACTCGATAATAACACCATCATATTTCTTAAGATACTTGATTGCAAATGATCCAGGGTCACCATTCAAATCTAAGAAAAATGTATAATGCTTGTCGAGTTGTATGAACTTTCGAGCATACCAAAATTCAAGTTTAGCAACAAGATTTATCAATTTACTCATCATCTGCTTCAACTTCTGCTGTTAGATTTCCAGCAACAGCTGAACTAAATTGATAGTTTGTGCGAATCCATTCTTTGAATTTATCATCACCAAGAATACTATCCCAGAACTCTGCGCATTCAGTATCAGCCAAACGCCATTTCTTACTATCAACTTCGCCAGTAGCAGTATTCACCTTTGCATACCAACCAACATTTGGTTTGGTTACATGCCCCGATTCAAGAGCCATATCAAGCAGACCAGAATATTTGCTGATACCACCATCGAAACGAACAGTCACTGGAATCTTGGCTTTCTCACGAACATAGCGAGACTTCTCAACATTGATAATAAAATTGTAACCAATTAAATCAGTTCCATCCTTTTCCTGCTGCCGACCAAGGATGTAAATGTTATCAGCAGAGTAATAAGAGCCTGTTCCGCCACCGACAATATCCTTGGGATACAGACCGATTTCTTTATAGGTGTGATTTACTACGACCATAGGAATGTCCTTCAGGGTGAGGTGTGGTGTCACCATACGGAACAGGGATTTAATTTGCTTTGCTCGACTCATGTCAGCAACTGACTTACCATCCATCGCATCCTCAACTTCTTTCTTCGAAGCCAAGTTACCAATTGAGTCAATAACAATCATCACGCGCTCGCCGCGCTCAATGTTGCTCAACTGTTGCATAATATCAAACTTCAATTGTTCAACGTCAGTAATTGGAGTATGTACAACGCGCTCCATGTCGATGCCGAAAGAAGTGAAGTAATTTTGCGGAGTACCAAACTCCGAGTCGTAGAACAGAACAACTGATTCAGGATACTTTACTTGATATGCTTTCGCCATCAAAAGACTAAATGCAGTCTTGAAGTGCTTACTCGGACCAGCCCACATTGTGAGACCAGGAGTGAATCCACCATCAAGATCGCCAGAGAACGCAACATTCACTACAGGAATGCTGGTTTGAATCATATCTTTTGCGGCAAAGAACTTAGATTTTGAAAGAATTGCAGTATCTTTAATCGTGCTGTTCTTTTTCAACTTTTCAAGTAGGCTCATTTGTATTTCTCCGTATGAAATGTATTTGTATTATATCGCATATTAATTAAAAAAACAATCCAAAGAATCAATCTTTTCAGATCTCCAGCCGATTGATGAAAGAATGATATCAAGTGGTTCAAGAAATGATTTTTCAAATTGAAGATCATGATCGATATATGGATCGGCACCAAACTGTTTAGGAATTCCTGATATGAATGCAAGAGTGTTATTGTTGAATATGTTTGGTTGTTTCAAATAAACAAACTTAATCTTTTCACCTTCTTGTATTTCTTGGTATCTTTTTGTGAGATTATTTTCTCGCAAAAAGTAATTGTACACAAGAGCACCCTTCACGTGAATCGGAGTTCCTTTCTTGAAGATATGCACTGTATCAGAATATTCTTTAAGACCATTGACAGATCTTGGGAATGAAATATCTTCCACAGGCAGTTTTCGAAAGTCTTCACGGAACCCTTCGATAAACTTGTGTAGATCATCTTCTGTTTGAGTCATAATGATATTGATGGCTTCTTTAATCTTTGTTCGACAAGCAGATGGCGTCGATGATTTAACAGCCTCAAGACCCATAATCTTGAGTTTTGGTTTAGCATACGCCACACCTTCGCTGTTGTGAACATTTAGAATATATCGTTTCTTTGCAGTCCAGATTGCTTGACTCACGCTTCATTTCCATGCGCTGTTGAAACGCATTGACATATTCTTTCAGTTCTTCATAAGAAGAATCAATGAACGGTTGTAACTTGTCATCGCAAACCTTATCCATAAACTTGATGACTTTCTTGGTGTCAGAAGTATCAGGGTAAAGTTTCTTGACCAGCGGACCCATGTTCAAATAGATTGAGTCAGTATCAGAGGCGATGACATAATCTTCATTTTGAGTTTTCAACAAGTCGTTCATATACTCGTTAATCTTCTTCTCAATCCAACGAATAGACAACTGACCTGCTGTAGTAATGCCTTCGGCGATACGAATATCAAAGAAGCGGAAGTATTGATTGCCTAGCGCACCATAAGCAGAGTTTAGAGTAACTTTCTTTGCCAACTGAAGATTGTTGTATCGTGCAACTTGTTTCTCGAGATACTGAACTTGATTCTTATCTTCAAGAACAGTTTCGATTTTCTTCTTGGCTTCCAATGCCAACTTCTTATAGCGTGTACGATCTTTGTACATTGTATCCATGATCTCAGGCAACACACCCTGACCTCTATCCACATGGAACAATTGACTATTTGGTGTTACAGTCACACCTAGATTAGATAAGGCTTCTGTTTTAACCTCTTGATTGAGTAATGCATCAACATTGATGTTACCATTTTGAATAAACTCGCGCATGACATTGTTATACTTCGCTGGCTCAATAAGAGTTTCCATCGAAATATTATACTGCATGATCAAGTGCGGATACAGACTGTTCAACT